GGATCTTGTTGGAGACCTTTTGGATCTTGTTACCGAGGGTCTGGAACCAAGTTGCCTTGGTGTAATAACCACCGGTTCCTGCTGCCGTGGTGTCAACAACACTGTAGCTATTGGCTCCAGTCTTGATGATTTCACGGTTGAGTTTTGCACTCCAACGCTCACGGAGAAGCTGTGGAACGTTGTTGACGAGCATGTCGAGGATTTCGAGATCGATTTCCATCGAGACGTACTCAGACAACAGAGCAGTCAGTTCGGCCTCTGCGTCTACCGAATGGTAGGCGTTAAGGTCTTGTGCCAGTTCTGGAGTCCAGACAGCCTTGAGCTTACGAGTCTTCGCCACAATTGGTTCAGACTTGAGTTCGAGGTTGACTTCTGGGATACCGATGTCCTTGCGGAGACCAGTGTCAGGAGCATCCGTGGATGCACCGAGGTTATCTTCAAAGTCGCCACGAGACGTATCTTTTGGCTGCAACGAGAGGTTGTACTTGATACCACCAGATCCGATTTCTGTTCCCAAACTTGAGCTAATAACGTGAACTACATTGGTTCCGCTGTAGCGAGTATATCCTGGGAAGTAGGTTTGGATACCAGATCCCGAGATGGAGAACGAACGGACTGCATTGAAGTCCGGTGCAGATCCAGATGCGGCAAGCACATCTGTTCCAAGAGTTACCGTGGTAACCGTAAACAACCTACCTGCTGCCAATGACGCCGAGATAGAGGCATTAACTGGGTCGTTAATGCTGCCACCGTCGAAGTTGATATCAGCATAAGATGCCGTTGCGATAGTTACGCCAGCAGAAGAGGAAACCGCCCATGCGACCTGATCATTTACCGTATAGGCATATCGGCCTGGGCCGTAGAGACCATTGACTGGTGCATTGGTCGAACCAATCTTCCAATCAGAAGATCCACTATTTCCACCGAAAAGCGACTGGTAATTCGAGTCGGAATCCTGCGTGAACACACCAGAGTTAGATCCATACTTGAAATCCAAGTAGAATACCAACCCAGATGGGAGGTTCATTGGCTGGACGCTGACGAATTCCTTCGCTGCGATTTCAGCAAATACACGACGAACGAGTGGCAGAGCCACACCGGCCCACTGCTCAGAATTGGCAGAGGTTCCAGTTGAGGATGCTTCCTCGATCAGTTGTTTTGCCTGATTTTCGAGCAACACAGACATGTTGCTCTTTGTGATCTCATCTCTGAGTCCCTCAAGAAGACCGGTCTTTTCCCACTTGGACACGAGTCCACGGGTTTCCTGCTTCAAGCGAGCTTGAGGATCGAGAGCACTGGTTAACAGTTCTTTTACGTTATCCATATTATTCTTGTTCCTTTGTTTTTCTCGCAATTACTTGTTGGTTGTTGGTGGTGCCTTAATTCCTGCGAGTTTCTGGAATTTAGATACCATTTCGGACTTGGCCGATTCAGCAATGATTTGCTTTCCTGGCTTCGTACCGGCGACCGGCCTACTTGCCATGCCTTCGGTGATAGTCTGAGCTTTAGAAGGAGACTTCTTCTCAGCACCGAAATTGAGGGACTCAGCAATTACAGCGTAGGTCATTTTGACTTCACGAACATTTTTTGCGAGGTCAAACATCTCAACGACCTTCATTTTCTTGTCGTTGGCCATGCTGTATTCCTTAAACAGCTTGTTCGTGTAAAGCAGTTTGGCATTCAGCAAGTTGATCTCATTAAGTTGTCCTTTAAGATACACGATTGTATTCTCGGCATCCTTGTTTTCGTTACGGAGACGAATGAATTCTTCTTTGAGTGGGGATGGGACCGTAGAAAGGTCGTCCTTCGTGGCGTGATCGGCCTGATTTGGTCGGTCGGCTTCACTTGGGTCGTCGCCTGTCGAGGTCTTCTTGGCACCTTCTGGATATCCTGGGGTTGAACCACCAGTGTTTTCCTTCAGTGCTCCACCTGGAGTAGAAAGGTTCGTCTTCGTTGCATTCTTGGCCTGATTTGGTCGTGCGGCTTCGGTTGGTTCCTTTGCAGTTACTTTACCGGTTGGCACACCTTCTTCGATGTCGCCACCCTTACCAATCTTGGAAGAAGTGAATTCTGGAGAGGTTTTGTTATCGGAAGTACCGACACCAGAAGATTTGGCTGGAACGGATTCCTTAAGCCATGGTGGCTTACCTTTTCCGTCTTCCTCTTCTTCATCTTCATCTTCACACTCTTCTTTGAGACTTTCCAAGAGTTCGTTGATATCGATTTCTTCGTCC